TATTTCTTTACCATTATGATACAATACTATAGTAGGTAAATACTTAATCTTTTCTTCTCTAAATATTACTCCTTTATCCTCCATTTTAAAATAGTATATATTATATACTTTAAAAGGAGTTAATTTTATTTCAGAATCTTTTACGAATCCTGCTGAGAATTGTACTATACTAATATCATCTTTAAAATCTTGACTATAAGAATAGCCACTAATTAAGATTGATATTATAAGTATTATTTTTTTCATTTTAGTTTCTACTTATTTCATATAATCTATCATCTATTTTTTGCAAGTTTTCTTTTATCTCATTTATATCTTTTGATAATACATCTTGTTTCTCTTCTAATCTTTTAACTGTTTCTCTTACTAGCTCATCTTTATATTGGAACTCTATAGGATTTACTGAGTTTGTTTTTAATTCTTCAACTTCCTTTGAGTTTTGAGCTACTGAGGAGGATAATGTAAAGTAAGTAGTAGCTAGAGATATTGCAAAGAATATTATTACTCCAATAGTTTTAAGTTCAAGCGTTAGTTTTGAGTTTTCTGAAACATTCATTTAGCAAATAGTTATATCGTTATAAATAGTAATATCCATTGTAGCTGTAAATCCAGCTAATTGATTTTCAAACCTATCATAAAAAGGTTCTAGAGTTGGATCTGAATCTAACTGATATTGCTCAGTATGTAATGATCCTCTTCTTAATAATTGTATTAGTTTATTTAATACTCCTAATTGAGTATTTAGTATATCTTGAAGATTATTATTTCCTGTAAATATATCTACAGGTAAATCTTTAGATTCATTTACAATATCCATAGCAAGTACACTAACATTAAAGCTCAGAGTTTGTTCTCCTACTACTACACTATTTACTATAATATGAGCCATTGGAAACATATCTTGCTTTCTTAAATTAACATCTGATATATCTCCTGTAGTAACAGTATTAATACTTTGATCTTTAAGGAGCTGCTCCTTTAAAGTATTTGTTATTTGGTAAAATCCTCTTATTCCCTGATTACTCATTTAATTTTCTTTTTAATTTCTTGTGCCTCCAACTCATTTTTATCCTTCATATAAGATAACCAGGTAAAACATTTATGAACATTTAATTTAGTGATATGTTCAATTTTTGTAATGTCTGATCCACATAATGCCCAAATTGACTGATACCATCCCCATTTTTTTCCAAAGTTAGATACTGCTGATAAATCTCCATCTGATCTCCCTTCTCCAAAGATTTCAGGATATGATTTGATAAATCCAGACCTAGTTTCATCAAAAAAAAAATTGATGAAGTAACAGCACTCATAGGCATATCTAATAAATACTTATCATTCTCTACATTATACTCATCAATAGCATACTTATCTCCTACGCTTGTAAGGATGGGCCTGTATAGTACATTCATTGCTTTTTCAATATTATCCCAATCTCCAATATATGTATCTAGATCTATATACTCTCCTAGTGTCATATCATCTAACGAAGGATGGAATCCATATTGAGTTTTTCCAAGTTTAAATTTTCTAACTAAAGAAGGCTTATCATTAAAGGTTTTATCTAATATGGAGGCTACCTCTTCTGAATCTTTATACTTCATTCTATATACTTCTTTTAATGATACCTTACAAAAGATCTCAAGCATTTTAGCTCTTATAAATTTAGGATCATCATTCTTTTCCTGGATCTTTAAAAAGTGTTTATAATCTCTTAGAGAAACATCATCCATACTTCCAGGAATATCTAATTTTATTTTCATATTATTATAACGAATTTAATTGAACATTTTACTTAAAAAAAAAAAGTAGGCTAAAGATACATAAACCACTCAGAAATTGTACCTCTGCCTACTAACCAAACAAACTAACCTAAACAAACTATGAATAAAAGTGGTTTAGAAATTTTGCTTATAATCTTTTAATAGTTTTTCATATTTATCTTTTACTTCTTGATGTTTATCTTTTAGATCTCTTAGATCTAGCTGGGCCTGATTAGCTCTTTGTCTATAATCACTTATAGCCTCTTTATGGAAAGCTATATCTCTTTGGATCTCTACTACATAAAGGGTAACCTCTAATAAGTTCTGATCAAAACTTTTAAGCTCTTTATTATTGGGCTTTAGCTTTCTCCATTTTTTAACCAGGCTTGAGCAGAGCTGCATATTATTATAATACTCAAGATCCTTTAAGTTCGTTACTTTGTCTATTGGCATACTTAAAGTTAATAAATTTTATCCATAGTAGATAACCATAGTTATCCAATATAGAAAAAAGATGGAGAGAACAAACAAGAACTCTCCAATCATTTTTGATATAAATTTAATCTTTTTCATAAAACACTTCATCTAATACTGTTATATTATCCCAATTAGTGAGGGCATAATTAATAAAATTATCTATATGCCTTTCATTATTGAACTCTCTATTTACATAAACAGGCTTAGCCTGTCTATTCCTAAATACTAATGTAGCTTTAATTCCCATTCTGTATAAAATTTAATTACTTTTGATATTGTGAATCTACTATTGTTTTTTCAGTTAGATCTACATAGTTACCATCACATTTATAATCCCCTTCTACATTTACTAATTTTACAAATCTAAGAGCATTTGATTTCCTAGTAAATATTATTTCAGTACTACAAATTTTTGATAGATCAAAGAACATTGTTCTATTCCATTCAGGAGAAATAAATTTATATTCTACATAATGTTGGCCTCTCCTGGAATATGGGCTATATACTGCATCAAAGATTTCTGTTGTATCTTTATTACATAGTGTTTTTAATGGATTATCTTCTTTAAGAGAATCACTCATTTTAGAATAAACATCAATTATTTTCATTTGTTTGGTTTTAAATTAATAATACTCAAATCTACAACTAAATATTGGATATATCAACAAAAAACTTGAAAAGTTTTAATTTATTATGTATCTACCTCTGTTGGGATTTTTTAATTCCATCATTAAAGCGTACCTACAAGCATCAATACAATCAGGATGAAGGCCTGTAGGTTTCTGGAGGTTATTGCCTTCTTTATCTTTATCCCATACATATCCTTGAAGTTCTCTTATTAGATTCTTAGATCTTGAAGTAATATAGATCTCATTTTGGTTTATTAGGTTAAGACCATATACAACTGAATCTCTACCCTTAGTAACAGGAAATACTTTATGCCCATAGTTTCTCAGCTCCTGGATAGATTTAGGTTCAGCAGAATCAGCATATATATTATAGCTTATATTGTTTTGTCTAATGAAATAGCTTAGATCTCTATTTAACATTCCTTTACGATATAGGATCTCATCAAAGATATAAGCATCATTCCATTTGTAGAGGTTTATAATAACAGAAGGATCTACAGAATAGCCTAGATCTAATCCAGCACAAAGTATTCTAGCATCAGTTGGTATTTTATCTATTGATTTCCAATCAGGAATACAAGCTCCTTCTAAACTGCCTATCTCTCCAAGTCCATATACCCTCCACCAATTAGCCCAATATGTAGAAGTATTAGCTTTATCCTTAGCCTTCTCTATTTCTCTTACTATTGATTCAGGGAGGCTATCATTATCTTTATAAGTAAGGGTAAGGAAATCTGTATCTTCTTGGCCTATTAATTCTTTATCTACCCAAAATAAATTAGTTGGATTATAATCTAACCAAATATTATTAGATGTTCTTATAGCTAATTGCTGATAACTATCAAAGTTTACATTGTTACACTCATTTAAGAATAGATCAGATCTCCTAGCTCCTCTGAGTTTATCAGGCTGATCTGTACTAAAGAACTCTAAGTAACTACCATTATGAAATTCGTATTTTAAGGTACTTCTATTGTACTTTCTCTCATCATATCTATTCAAGGCTTTAAGGATGTTTAGAAAGTCCTTTAAAGCTCCTCTACGCAAATGAGGCACACTCTCAGATACCACACTAATCTCAGATCCTTTATTTCTTATTGCATAGTCAATTAATATAAGAAGTATTGCTATTGTTTTACCTGCTGAAGATCCTCCCCTAATTATCTTTATTCTCTTATCTAGATTTCTTAGTTTATCTAATGCTAAGGTTTTTTGTATTTGCATTAATCAATAAATATAGGCAGATCTTCGTTTATATGTATGTCCTTAGTTTCTTTGGGCCTACCTGCATAATAATTATAAAAGAGCTGAACATACTTATAATCTCCTTTTTTTAATCCTGCCTCTAATGCTTCAAATGCTAAAGGTTCTAAAGGAGTTAATTTCTCTATTAGATTTAGCTCTTCAGCTTTAGGTTTTCTACCAGCACCTTTTCTTTTGCCTCCTCTATTTTCTACTTTCATATTTTGAAAAACTTTGATTAATCAAATATATAACGAATATAAGTTATTAATTTAGAATAATTCTGTTTGGGTTGTTGTTTTATAACTCGCATCGTAGTTTGTGTTTTGTCCTTTAGGATATGGAAACACTTTGTATTTTAAATTTTTAAACATTTTTTTTCTTTGTTTCTTGTTTCCTATAAAAAATATATATCTATGTTTTTGTGGTCTATCTACTCTTTCAAATCTATGTGGATTATCGTACATAAATTTTGTGGAGTATTGTTGGCATAAATTTCTACTATGTTTGTTTGTTCCTATTTCTCTCCATTCTTTAGTTTTATAAGATAACCCTGTATATATCCAATTAGTAGCTTGATATATATACCCATTATGACCAACAGATTGGTCTGCATAACTAACTAAAACTAAAGGTTTAGGTAATTTTTTTAGTACACTTGCAACAAAATAACTTAATACATTTTTTTTAAAACCACCATTTACACATAATCTGTTTAATTCAAAAACATTCTTAACAAACAAACCATTTAAAACATTATGTGTTAAATCTTTACTTGGAGAATTTCCTATTGTTAATACACCTACCAATACATTTTTTTCAAAAAGACCAAAAGAATATATAATTGATGGGATTCTTTTAGCATAGTGTTTATATAACAACCATTCTTTACAAAGCTCTTTCTTTATAGATTGTACTTTATAAGTTTCTTTAATCATTCTGTAACTCTAGCTCTTTTTCTAAGTTAGCTAAAGCTCTCCAGGCTACTTTAGCAGAGTGCCTAACTCCATCTGTATCTATTTTACCTGCTTCAAATAAATGCCTGGTAAGAGCATCTAATTCATCTGTACTTTTAGATCTATCCCAATGTAGAGGTTTATCAGGATGGTGTTGTTGATTTCCTATATATGAAACCTTAGCAACTTCAGCTAGAGCTTTAGGGAAGTATTTAATTAATCCTGTATATATAGGTATTTGTTTTCTTTTGTCTTTATTCTTTTCCATTATAAAACCTTTTCTTTCCAGGCCCATTCTCTCTGCATCAGATCTATTTTTTCTTTTACTTGAGGCTTTTTACTTTCAGGGATATTAGCAACTAATTTTACTAAAGGATCTTCTAATTTCTTTTTTAGATTATTACATTTAGTTTCTAACATATCTACCTTATCTATTTGATCTTGATCCTCTTCTTCAAACTGAAATTCTTTTAGGATCTTAATTACATCTTGATTTGTTTTATATATATACCACTTCCTGTAACTATTAATTAAGGTAGCGTGATTTACAGCCCAACCTTGAGAGGTGTAAAACTTCTCCATCTTTTGCCATCTCATTTTTAATTTATCTCTAAGTATATAACATAGTAATCCTCTATGTTCTATTACATTCCTCTTTCTTGATTTTTGAAAAAGATTTATTCCTGATATTTCAGTAATTTTATTTGCTATATCTATTGGTTTCATATTCTTAATTTTAGTAAATGATAACATTCTGAATATTTTTCTTTGGCTTTACTTTTATATTCTTTCTTAAATAACTCATATAATTTCCTAGTATATTGGTATTTTGTTTTGCACCCTTTATAATATTTCTGTGCAAATTTAACTCCTTTACCTTTAAAGTAATTAACATTATCAGCAGAATCTCCAATAACACATTGAGAATAAAAATTATATAAAGCCTGATCTTCTGTTATATCATATATTTCTTTTTTTACATAATTATATATCATTGCTGGAAATTGTTTATAATCTTTATCTATTGATACTATTAACACCTGATCTCTACCTACATCATTTTTTATTCTATTCCAATTCGCAGCTACAAGATCATCTGTTTCTAATCCTCTTGTATATATACTATTATAAGTTTGCTTAACAAAGCTGTGCATCTCATATAATAAAGGAGGTTTTTCTTGTTTCTTTCTATTTGCTTTATAAGTAGGAGTGATCATCTTTCTGAAATTTCCTGAAGATCCTGAGAATGTTAAAATGTTTTGAATATCAAAATGCTCATCAAGATCATTAATCATTTTCATAAATTGTTCTGAGTATTTATCTTGAGCATCTCTAATATCTCTATAATATATATCATCAGGTTTCTCTCCATTTATTCTAGTTCTATAACAACTAGCAAAAATTAAAGAATCAGCATCAAAAAGAATTGTCATATAAAATATATAATAATGTTAATAATAAGCCTATGATTGATATACAAGTAACCTTCATAGTTTCCCTATATTTTTTATCAGACCTTCCCTGCCTTGACCTGTATTGCCTCTTTTTCATAACCTCTTGATTATCAGTTACTTAATCTTCGCCTCTCTCTATAAGCTCATCTAGAATCTTATTAGATAATCTAATACAAGATCTGAGTTCGCCTTTTAGCTGAGAAGTTCTGATAGTTTTTATTTCTTTATCTGTTAAAAAACTCATAGTTGCAATATACAAAATTATTAACAAATAATTTAATTACTATTTAGGTTTATAATAGATGCCATATTTTCAGTTAGAAGATATACTTGTTTTTTTATCTTCTTCTTTTCCCAGATTGTAGTAGAAGGGCAATATAATTCAGTAGGATCTGGCATATCCATTCCATCTAACCAATACATATAATTGCCTTTAGGATCATTTACAAAATATAGTTTTACTATATCTTTAGGGAGGCTCATTAAATAATCATATTTAGATTTCTCCAGGAGTTTTTCATTATAATATTTATCTCTGAATTTCATCTCAATAACTACTCTTCTATTTTTTGGAGATAGGCCCTCAGCATCCCAGCTATTATTTTGATCTCCTACCCATTTGAGATCCCATCCAAACACATTAAGAATCATAGTTACTGCCCTTTCCCATTTATGGACTTCTTTAATCTCCATTATCCCATATCTTATTTAGATCTTTTATCCATTGTTTAATTACTTTTGGATTACAGGTACAAGGTAAATAAAACGAATGTTTGTATTTTGCAGCGTGGAGCTTTGATACCATTTCAAATTCTGCTCTACTAAGGAATGATTTTTTACCCATACGAAATTTACTCCATTGTTTTTTTTCATCTTTATTAAATTTTGTTACCATCTTTTTATTTTTATTTTATTTAGGGATTTTTTTCTTTTATCACAATCACACTTTTCGTATCCCATTTTTTTGGCTACCCAAGTAGCGAATCTTTTGCCCTGTCCTATTGTAATTATGTTTATTGTTTTTTCTATTAAATTTCCTAGTTTCATTATTTTCTTGGTATTTTAATTGATTTTAAATCTTCTTTTTTTATTAATGTCAAAATATCTTTACTCCCTTTTCTGTTGTAAAGTTTGTATAATGGAAAATCATTTACATAAACCTTTTCAACTTTATCTTTAATTAACTGCACCAAATCCTCTCTCCAAACAAACAACCATTCACTAGCCTGTTTAAAAGCTATATAGTGAGCCTTACCAAAAGCCCACCCATTATAGCCATAACAGTTTCTAATTTCAACCCATAAATAATCATCATTTGCAGCCTCACCCCTTCTAAGGCTTTTTCTGTCTTTAATATCTACTGTTATATTGGTTTGGATTATTTGTGTAGTAAATGGAGCTTTGCCATCTATATGGTTGTATTTGTTTTCGTTGAGTGTAGCAGCTTCAAAGCCTAAATCCTTTAAATCTTGTTCTTCTATTGGGCTGTACTTTTTAATTAATTCCTGTGCTAATTTTCTGTTATACTCATTCATAACTTCTTCTTTAATATTTCTTTTACCTTTTTATAAGTATTATAAAGAGAGTAATAGGGTATCCCTGATTTTCTAGATAATTCTGCTATTGATGTACCTGAATTTACTAGCTCAAATACTTTTTTATTATACCAATACATTTTATCTAATTCTTTTTGGATCTCTTTATATTTAGTTTCATAATCTATATAGGTATCTGCTTTTTTATATTCAGTTAAATTTCTAACTATTGTAACTCTTTTTTTCTTTCTATATAAATCTATAAACATACTTCTCAAACACTTAAATATATAATAATAATTAATTTCATCATTATAAGATATATCTAGTTTATCATTTTCTATTTTAAGATAAATTTTTATATACATTTCCTGCACCAGATCCTTCGCTGTTTCTGTATCTAAACCAAAAGATTTACATATATCTATCCAATCATTATGCTTGTTGGATAGCATTTTCATATATTTTTTTTTCATAGGCTTTATGTTAAAGGATCATAGAGATCATTTACATAAGGTAGTCCTATTTCATTTATTGTAAAGCTAAAGGTTTCAAAGGAATAATTCCTACTCCTTTTGCATTTAACTGTAACCCATTCTTTGTTAATTGTGTTTTGTTCAATTTGTATTTCACATTCTACCTTCTTCATTAATGCAGATCCAAGATGGCCTGTGGCCTTATCAGATCCATAGTTAGAATGTATTACTGTTATTATATGGCAGCAATATTTAGCTGAAAACTCCATTAATTTCTGTACTGTATAATTTGCCTCCTCTAATGAATTTACATCCATACATAGATCAGCCACGCCATCAATTACCACCATTCCAATATTTTCTTTTGTCTTTAAGCAGTACTCTATAAATTCTATCCTGGTTTTTGGAAACTCAGCTCTTAAAGAGTATATAGAATAACATCCAGGAGATTCATTACTCATATCTACGATTCT